GAAATGTGTAAAACTATATATAACTAAACTAAGACTCACTTAAAGTGATACACTTAAATGTTATATACCTTAAATATAATTATACTAAACTAAGATACACTTATATGTAACACTATAAGTGAGTAGTATATTAATTATTTTTGTACAAATATTAAGAAAGTTCTTGACAATGGGTAAAAAATCAGTAAAACTATATACTGACAATGTTCTTGATGAGTTTTATAAACACATACTTAATGGTAACATTGAAGATTTACATATTCCCCACAGTGATGTATTCTACGTAAGAGAGGCTGTACAGGCTCACTACGGTAGACCTTTTACTTTAGAGCATGTGGAGTGGGCTATGCGTGAAGAAGGATGGACAGATGGCTAAAGACCCCAGACTAGAACGTGCAGGTGTATCAGGCTTTAACAAACCTAAGCGTACTCCTAACCACCCTAAGAAGTCGCACGTAGTTGTAGCTAAAGAGGGTGATACGGTTAAGACTATTCGCTTTGGTGAGCAAGGCGCTAAGACTGCAGGAAAACCTAAAGCAGGTGAATCAGATAAAATGAAAAAGAAACGTGCAAGCTTTAAAGCGCGTCATTCAAAAAACATAAAGCGTGGTAAGTTGAGTGCAGCTTACTGGGCTGATAAAGTTAAATGGTAAATAGAAGGAACTATACCAATGGGAAAACTAACCAAACTAAAACCAAAGAAACCTAATGTTAATGAACGTAATGCAACAGGACGTATAGCAGCAATTAATACTAAAGCTGGGCCTAAGCCTTTAGCAATGACTGCTTATCGTTCTATGACGGACAGAGAACGTGCAAAAAAATTAACTGATGCTAGAGCAGACTTAAAAGAGGGCATTATAACACAAAAAGATTTTGATACTATTAAAGAGCGTATTGAAAAAGCTAACGCTGCAGAAGTAGATAAAGCTAAACGTGTTATGGATCAAGGTAAAGCAAATAAAAAATCAAAACCAGTTTCTTTATCTAAAGGTCCAGCAGGAACTGAGCCTATGACAGGTGCGGGTCGTGCTGCTGTAAAAGGATTTAATAAGGGTGGCTACGCTAAAAAGAAAAACATGTACAGCAAAGGTGGCATGGCGAATGCAGGTGCATCTGTAGGTGGCACACAGAACTGGACAGCAGGCTAATGTGGCTTGCAGTGTTGCTGGGTTGTTATAGCCCAGCAGCAACATCCTGTGACGTAATGATACGTACCAGTGGATTGATAGCAACTGAAAAGTTGTGTCAAGAGGAAGTAGCTAATGCAGCTAAGGCTCTAGCACAACAGGGGCTATACATCCGTACAAAATGTTTTAAACTAAACGTAGGCTCTAAGGTGTAATGACTCTTATCTCTCACTTTCCTTTACCTAGCTTTCCCTTTCAGACACATGATAACATAGTATTTGAAAAGGCAGACAGGGATAGATCCAGTAGAAATAACGAAGAATATAAAGTTGAACCTAATAAAGTAACTCCTGATACACCAGTAGAAGATCTTAAGCTGGTTAATCAGATGTATGCTTACAACCCAAATCCTAATAAGCTACGTACACCTGATGGTCAGATCGTAGACTTTATAATAGCGTGAGGAAATAAATGGTAGAAGTACGTGCATATACTACTGACACAGAGGCATTGACTATTACTGCTACTGCAGGTGGTGCTAGTGCTAACTTAGTATATACGTGTCCACTTAATCATGATGCGACAATAGACTTTCTACATATATCAAATGGGTCTAGCTCTACAAAGCATGTTACGATTCAGTGGTATCACGCAGACACAGATACTTACCATCACTTGATAAATGATAAGTCTATAGCTGGTAAGGATGTGTATAATGTTATAGGCTCTGATAGAATACATCTACATGCTGGTGATAAGATCTTAGCATTTGATGGTTCCTCTAGTAGCTTAGAGGTGTTTATCTCAGTAAGGCAGTACTATAACCCTAATAGATAATGCATAGCGGGGTTGCAAACTTGTCTGTACTATGTTATAACTAAGTATGATATAACTATCTCCATAAGGGTAAGTAATGCTTACCTTAACATAATAAAGGAGATAGAATATGTTTAAAAGAGTACTTAATAAAATTCAAGAACACCAGCAGCGCAGAGCAGACTATTGGGTTCTTCAGAATATGTCAGATAAGCATCTGCATGATATGGGAATTTCTCGTGGCGAAATCTACAACAAAATCTACGGCGAAGAAAGCAAAATCCAAGGTTAATGAAGCAGGAAATTATACTAAGCCTGCTATGCGCAAACGTTTGTTTGAGCGGATTAAACGGGGAACCAAAGGCGGGAAGGCGGGTCAATGGTCTGCACGTAAGGCCCAGCTTCTCGCAAGTGAATACAAAAAAGCGGGTGGGGGTTATAAATGAAGGTAGAAGCACCTAAAGGTTACCATTGGATGAAACAAGCTAATGGTGGCTTTAAACTTATGAAGCATACAGGAAAGTTTGTACCCCATAAAGGTGCAAGCTTGTCTGCTAATTTTGAGGTACAGAAAGTACATGGCACTAGCAAAAAGTCAAAAAAGTCTTAACAAGTGGACTAAGGAAAAGTGGCGTACTAAAAGCGGGAAGCCTAGTGCTAAAACTGGTGAACGCTATTTACCTACTAAGGCTATCAATGCTCTTAGTTCTAGTGAGTACGCAGCCACTACTAGAGCAAAACGACAAGGCACTAAGGCAGGTCAGCAGTTTGTGGCACAACCTAAAGAGATTGCAAAAAAGACCGCTAAATACAGACGAGGATAATTTATGACTATAGCAATGGAACGAGTGTTAGCTTGGAAGATTATGCCAAGACTAATGATGTTAGTAATGACATGGATGTATATAGAAGTTTTGTTTTGGTTTATGGCGTTATCTTCAACTGATATGACGTCACAAGCTACTGCACTTACTGCAACTGTAACTGGTGCAATGACTGGTGCCTTTGCAGTTTGGTTAGGTCACGAAAAATGATTGGTCAAATCTTAGGGGCAGTAGGTGGACTGGCAACTACATACATAGATGGTAAGGTAGCTGTACAGAAAGCTAATGCTGAGATTAAAGTTAAACAAGCTACAGGTGAGATTGATTGGGATCTAGCTGCTATACAAGCTACACAAAATAGCTGGAAAGATGAGTGGATAACTTTACTTTTTTCTATTCCATTAATTTTAGCGTTTTGTGGGGACTGGGGTAATAACATTGTGCAAGCTGGGTTTGCTGCACTTGAAACTATGCCATCGTGGTATCAGTATTCATTAGGTGGGATTGTTAGTGCCAGTATTGGTATTCGTTCCGTAAGTAAATTCTTTGGAAAAAAATAATATGCATAAAAACTTTAACAAATGTTTATCTATGTTACTTCATCACGAAGGTGGATTTGTAAATCATCCTAAAGATCCTGGGGGTATGACTAACCTTGGCGTTACTAAAGCTGTTTACGATAAGTGGATAGGCAGAGAGTCTACAGAAGAAGAGATGCGTGAGCTTACTTCTATTGAGGTAGCTCCTATATATAAGAAGAATTATTGGGATAGAGTACGAGGTGATGATCTTCCTAGCGGTGTTGACTGGTGTGCCTTTGACTGGGCCGTTAATTCTGGTAGCGGTCGCCCAGCTAAAGCTATTCAACGTGCTGTGGGAGCAACAGCAGATGGGGCTATTGGTCCTATGACTTTGCAAGCTGTCATGAATAAAGATGCTAAAGCTATTGTTGAAAGTGTATATACACAACGTCAATCATTTTATGAGTCGTTAAAAACATTTGAGACATTTGGTCGCGGTTGGACACGCCGTAATAAAGAAACATTGGAGCAAGCACTCCGTATGATAGAGGACTAATATGGCACGAGAACTAACAGAGCGTCAACAAAAGTTTCTTGCAGTCCTTATGGACGAGGCAGGTGGCGATGTTACTATGGCTAAGAAGCTGGCAGGATACTCACCTAACACTACTAATACTGAGATTACTAATAGTCTTAAGGAAGAGATCCTAGATGTTACACATAGTTACTTAGCACGTAACGTACCTAAAGCTGCTATGGCTATGGTTAGTGCTCTGTATGACCCAACTGAGTTAGGTATTCGTGACAAGATGGCAGCAGCTAAAGAATTATTAGATCGTACTGGTTTAGTTAAAACTGAGAAAATGCAAGTAGAAGCTAAGGGTGGTGTTATGTTAATGCCAGCCAAACAAGTACAGGAAGAAGATGACTAAACCATTAGGTAAATGGAAACTACCCCAACCAACAGATCTTAAAGAAGATAATGAGTGGACGCCTATTCCACGAGTGGCAAGAACAGTTCCATTTGGATATGAATTAGATCCAGAAGATGATGGAATACTCTTGCCAATTAGTTTAGAACTTGATATGCTTGAGGAAGCGAAACAATATCTTAAACAGTATTCGTATCGTGAAGTAGCGAACTGGTTGACCAGAAATACAGGTAGAACTATATCGCATGTAGGACTCAAGAAACGGTTGGATAATGAACGAAGAAGAAAAAACAAAGCTGGCAGCTTACGCAGATGGGCAGACTATGCGAAAAAGGCAATCGCCAAAGCGGAAGAAATCGAAAATAGCCGCACAGGAGCAACCTCGAAAACGCAAAGCGAATCCCAATCCGCAGCCTAATATACTAGAAGAGTTTACCCAGCAGGTAGAAGAAGATCATAATGTAATTTTTAAACCTAATGCTGGACCCCAAACAGACTTCTTAGCTGCAGGTGAGCGTGAGGTTCTATACGGTGGCTCTGCAGGTGGGGGTAAGTCATATGCTATGTTGGCTGACCCCTTACGCTTTATGGGGCACCCAGCATTTTCAGGGTTGCTTCTTCGACATACTACAGAAGAACTAAGGGAACTTATCTTTAAGTCACAAGAGATGTACCCTAAGATCTGGCCTGGAATTAAGTGGTCAGAACGTAAGATGCAGTGGACTGCACCCTCTGGTGCTAGACTATGGATGTCTTACTTAGACAAAGAAGATGACGTACTTCGCTACCAAGGTCTTGCGTTTAGCTGGATAGGCTTTGACGAATTAACGCAATGGCCTACTCCATTCGCTTGGAATTACATGCGAAGTCGCTTGAGATCTACTGCAAATGATTTACCAGTATACATGAGAGCCACTACAAACCCAGGAGGTAGGGGGCATCACTGGGTAAAGAAAATGTTTATTGACCCCGCCTCCTCTGGGGAATCTTTTGATGCAACTGATATTGAAACAAGTGAAGTATTACGCTATCCTGCTGGACACTCAAAAGCTGGCAAACCTTTATTCAAGCGTAGGTTTATACCTGCCCGTCTTTCCGACAATCCTTACTTAGCAGAGACTGGTGACTATGAAGCAATGCTTCTGTCACTGCCTGAACAGCAACGTAGACAGTTACTAGAAGGTGACTGGGACATTAAAGAGGGGGCAGCATTTACTGAGTTTAATAGACAGATACATGTAGTTGAGCCGTTTGCTATACCGCATAACTGGGTTAAGTTTAGAGCATGTGACTACGGATACGGAAGTAAGTCAGGAGTTATTTGGTTTGCAGTATCTCCTAGTGAACAGTTAGTAGTATACAGGGAACTGTATGTAGGCAAAGTATTAGCTACAGATTTAGCTGATATGGTACTAGACGCAGAGGCTGAAGATGGCTCAATTAGATATGGTGTTTTGGATAGTTCTTTATGGCACAAGCGTGGTGATACTGGCCCGTCATTGGCTGAACAAATGATTATGAAAGGATGTCGCTGGCGTCCTTCAGATAGATCAAAAGGTTCTCGTGTAGCTGGCAAAAACGAAGTGCACAGGAGATTGCAGATTGACGAATACACAGAAGAGCCTCGTATGGTTTTCTTTAATAACTGCACCAATCTTATTGCACAACTTCCTGCCCTTCCCATCGACAAAAGAAACCCAGAAGATATTGACACAACCTCAGAAGATCACTTGTACGACGCTCTAAGATACGGTATTATGTCACGACCACGATTTACTAATTTTGAATTTGGTGGGCCTACTATGGCAAGCGGAATGCAAGTAGCAGACGCAACATTTGGATATTAAGGAAAGAAACTATATGTCAGATATTGATGAAATTTTTATTGAGGACGATTCCATTGCCCTCGAAGACACAGAAAACTCTGATGTTGAAGACTCTGGTGCTTCTAAAATAATTCCATTTATCATGGAAAGATACAAACGTTCTGAAGATTATCGTGAGCAGGACGAACAGCGCTGGCTTAAATCATACAGAAACTATAGAGGACTGTATGGTTCTGATGTACAATTTACAGAGGCTGAAAAGTCTCGTGTATTTATTAAAGTAACTAAAACAAAAACACTGGCTGCATACGGTCAGATGATTGATGTACTATTTGCTAACAATAGATTTCCATTAAGTGTAGATCCTACAGAGCTACCAGATGGTGTTGTAGCAGATGTCAGTTTTGATCCTAAAGAACCTGAACAACTACGTAAAGATACTAAAAATGAGATTGTATCTCCTTATGGTTATAAGGGAGATGGCAAAGAGTGGGTTAAGGGTGCGACAGAAAAGACCCTTATGGAAAGTCTTGGCTCACTAAAAGAAAAACTAGAAGATATAGATAATCTAAAAGGTACTACAGGACTTACTCCATCTGCAATTACATGTAGCCCAACTAAGATTGCACCTAAAACAATGCAAAACCAAATACACTATCAGCTAGACACGTCAACTGCAGATAACCATTTACTAAGTAC